ATGGCCTCACTACTGACTCTTATACCCTCAAACGCAACATTTATTGCTTGAGCTATTGACTTTCCTATTTGCTCACCAGTCTTCTGGAAGTCACCTTCACCAGCGGATGCGAATATACCTGAGAATACACCTGTTATCCTACTAAACTGGTCTATAATACCGTCAATTATTCCAGGAAGAGCGCTCTCTACACCCTTTGTCCATTCAGTTATTCCACCAATTGCATCTCTCACATGTGGGAGTACTCTGTCTGCTATAACTGCACCAGACCTAGAGAACGCTGCTACCATGTTGTCTAGCATACCCCTGGTTGTATTACCCATTTCAAGAGCTGCATCACCAACACCTTTACGCATGGCTCTCTCAAACGTTTCAAAGTTAATCTCACCCGCTGAAGCCATCTTAGCAGTCTCTTCGGCAGTCTTTCCCATCTCATTGGCTAAGAATGCTAAGGCTGGTACACCAGCATCATGAAGCTGATTAATAGTATCCATCTGCACTTTATTTGATGCAGCTACCTTATTGAATATTGCACCAATCTCGTCCATACCTCTACCAGCAACAGCGGCAGTACTAGCTACGGTCTTAAGCGTTTGTTCTAACTGTCTACCTGGACGTATACCAGCAGCAACGGCATTTGCAGCAGTTGTTGCTGCAGCGTCTAGCCCAAATGCTGTACCTCTAACAGATGAGAGAGCATTCTCCATGATGGTAGATACTGACTCAGCATCATGACCAAGACCACGTAACTTTGCTTGGGCATCTTCAATGTTAAGAACACGATCGAAACCTCCCTTTAAAGCCATGGCACCTACTGTTGTGCCAAGCGTAGCAAACCCGACAGCAGCATAGTTTAAACCATGTCTTGCGAGGTTAGTAAATGACTTATTAGACTTTGAAACAGATTTATCGGTAGCCTCAGCTGAAGAGGCTATGTCCTCGTTTCCTTTTTCAATATCTTTTACACCATTCTTGTACTGAGATGTATCAATTGTCGCCAATAGGGTTATTGTGCCAATGACTGCCATGACTTATCCAACCTTTAACTTGTTTATGATTTCTTTTGTGAGTTTCCTAAAGGTAGATCCTGGCTTTTTAGAATTTGCAGCAGCAGCGCCTATAAAGGCTGCTTGAGCGTCTCTATACATCTGTGCCATATCTAGCTTATCTTTTGCTTCCAGGAGTATCATAACCTCCTGTAACGTTACCTCATCGTTTACAGCAGCCTTATACGCATCATAGCCAAAGGCTGCTCCAAAACGACCTAGTATCATCCACTCTTCGTCGATGCTTCCCTTTGAGCTATTATGCTCTAGGATCTTGTCTATATCCTCAGCAGGAAGCGTATCAAGTAGATTGACTACTTTATTCTGTTGCATCCTCTTTAGCCTTCACAGCCGTGTTGCTAGCTGACTGGTCACGTACATCTTCGAATGCTTTCATTATGAACACTGACGGTGTTTCCTCAACCCACTTCTTAACCTCGGAGTTATCTTCTGTACCATCTCGGAATGTGTTAGTGAAGATATCAAGAACGAGCTTCTCGTTCTCTTCGTACTTCTTAGAGTACTCTTCGTATTTATCAAGGTCTTCTTCAGTAGCAGTACCAGACTCGATCTTCTTATCGATAATTTCTAGGCGTGCCATGTAAAGCTTACAGGCACGCGAGGCTTGACTGAACCGCAGTTCGGTACCAGCACCAGGTAGAACGACAGACCAGATATGCCCATCGATATCTACTTTACCCTTTTTATTGTTAGTACGAATCTTTGTCGGTTCAGTCATAATTTCCCTCCCTTAATTAACTTGTTACAGGTACGTATGTACCAGTATCTTCATCGAAAATAGTTGGTTGTGTTAAGTCACCAGTACCAACGCGGACAAGTCCACCGTTAAGCTCGCTTGATGGCTGGATGTGACCAGTCACAGGAATTGTTAGTACTTCACCTGGTGTAAATGTTGCAGAGAAGTTCTGTGACAATAGTACCTCTGGGAAATACCAGTCTTCATCACTGTTACCGTCACATGTCCAGTGAATGACCAGCTTAGCAGGCTCACGTACTACACACTCGCTACCGCCAAATACAGTCTGACCAGCGATTGTTGGTCGGTCAACCGATGGAGTGGAAAGCTCTGGGTATACCTGTCGCAGTGCCGCTGCTGTCATCACTAGCGTGAATGTTACTTGTGGCTCTTCGTAAGTTTCGCTTGGCTTTGTGAAAGTACCTGCGAAAGTCTCGTTGGATACTGAACCTTCGTCACCCGTCACCTCAACGCTATCTGCAAGCATCTCAGCAGGGATACGCACACCACCATAACCAGCGCGGTAAAGTGTGATATCTACCTTACCTGATTTTGATCCGATTTGCATCTCTTTATCTCCTTATATTACTTAATTTGTTTCGTTCTTTTTGTATTGTATCTCGCCTGCAACCATAAATGTTGTCCCTCCGTTATCGTCTCTACCCATATCAGTAATGCTACTCACAGGCGTTATCATAACGTTACTGTATGTAGCAGTTGTGTATGGTGGACAAGCAGGAAGGTCACATATATCACCGAATGCCTCTTTCAGGTACTCTTGCAAGTCCTGAGCGGCGGTAATGGCTGTAAGCGGGTTGCTATTTCGTATATAGAAATCTAGCCCCTGTATGTTGACGTTAAGACGTGTTACAGGCACTCCCCTTGCAGTAACGGCAATACCATTCCTAGCCTTGCCATCTGGTGTGAGTGGGAGTGTCCCCACCTGTAAGTCTTGGTTAACCGTACCGTACCCATCGTCACTAAGCTGCTGCAATACTGAGAGAACTATCATAGCCCAACCTTTCGTCTAAAGTAACGGCTTATGTCAGATCGAGCAACATTGTCACCAGCTTTAGCTAGATAACCAAGTGTACTCGGGTTCTTACGGTTCTCATAGTGCCGTCTGCGGGCGTATGGCACACGTGCAGACCCAAACCTGATACGATACCCATCTCGGATTGGTTCGACTGTTCCAGAGTTTCTCAGAGCGCCCGTGTCAACTGGTGCCCTATCAGCGGCTACACGTTGTATGTCGGTAGCCATTTCTAGGAGTCCAGCTTTCAAGCCTCTTTCTATCTCCTGTGCCCAACCATTCTTCATATTGACCTTTACTTTGAGTGCCATTATGAAGCCTCCGTGTAATCAGACAGGTCGGTATCTATCAGTGTGAGTCGGTAGTGTTCCCTATTGCTCGGTACGTTGCTCAGGAAGGGTTCATTGGGTCGTATATGCAAAGTTGCACCTTGCTCTAAGTTCTCCATGCTATCGCTCCTCAGAAAGCCTGTACGAAGCTTGAATACACCAGTAGCTTCATAACTTGCCACAATGGTATTGCCGGTTATGCTGCTCCTCTCAAGCTGTAGGAAGGTGTAGGGTGATACGTCAAATACATCAAATACAGTTGGACCTCCAGATGAATATACATCACCTCCCGTGGCGGCTACTATCTCATAGTCTCTTCCGTTCACTCGTATGCCATGGCCTATAAGCACCGACTCCACTAGCATTTCCTCCCGTGTTTCACATAGCCCACCTTACAAATGGAGTACTTAGCTAATGTATTGCCGTACTTCTGCATGAAGTCAGTATCGAGGTCAGAATCAGCTCTAAAGCTAATACGGTAATCCTCAACCTGCTTGCTCGCTATAGTACCGTCATACGTATTCTTCTTAGATACTTGACTAAACAAGCCAGCCAAGACAGCCTGTAGGTCAGCAGGCATAGATTGGAAGCCCCAGTCAGCTGTGACTTCTACTTCTTTATCACGCTCACTGAACCTACAGTCAAATACTATGGCGTTATACCAGCTTCCGTTTCGCCTGTCCCACTGCCGAACAGAGTAGTTATCTGATGATACCACCTTACCATCAAGCTTTACCTCTTCGACTTCTGTAAAGACGTCTGTGAAAACTGTGCTGTATCCCTCCCGTACGTCATAGTACTTTGTCTCCTCATCATCGCATAAGCGCATACAGAGAAGGCTGTCTAGTGACTCCCTAGCAATTTTAAGGTACGTCTTATAGTTAGCGTCCTCAACAGGAGTTAGGGGACGACCCAAAAGAGCACTCATCTGTTCCTTATCCATATCATCCCCTCCTTCCTATTTAATTAGCTAGCTTGTGGTGCTACTGCAACACCTGACTTTCGAGCTGTGAGACCACCACCAGCCCAGATTTCCTGTAGGTACTCGTTCTTGTTGGTCTTAAGCAAGAAGTTCTGGAATGCTTCGATTGACTGGTCGCCAACTACACGGTACTTGCTCGCAACGAACATGTAAGCGTCGTTCTCGTCATTCTCCATCCAGTCTGGTTCAACTACAGCCGCAACTCGTAGGTAACGGTTCATGTCTGTACCAGGAGCGAATAGGAAGCCACCGTTTACATTCTGTTCGAATTCCATGTCGAGAAGCAGCCCTTCTTTAGCAACAAGGATGATGTCACCCTCTGCCTTGATAAGAGCGCGTGCGCGACGTAGCGTCTCGTATACAGTCTGACCAGCTACTGGTGTGTATACAGATGCGAATGCGTTGTTTGCGGTTGCGTCAGCCTTAACGCTGTAGAAGCCACGTGGGTTGCCTTCTTGGATCTTCTGAGCAGCGCCAGCAGCACGACCATCACCGATAACGATTGCTCGCTCGATCTCACGGATGATACGGCGTGGAAGCTCGCTCAATACGAAGCGTACGAGTGCACCGTTAGAGCGCTGTTCTTTAACATCTTCTCGGTTAAGCGTAATGTACTTGTAAACGAACTG